GAATTTTTGTTCATTTAATAATTAAAAAGGAAAGGTTTCGTGGAAAATAATATTGTTCACGTTGTTATTGTATCAGGAGAATGGGGCGAAGACACAGCAATCCATTCAATCTATTCATCAAAAAAATCAGCAGAAAAAGTAAAACAACAACTTGAGTCTAACCTATCGGAAGACATGATTGTTTATGTTGAATCACATGAACTCAATGACTGATATTAATTCTTTTTTAATTAGTAGAATTCAAGCAAGCAGTAAATATATCTCTTCTAGACTCGCAGACCCGTACTGCGCCGGTGACTTTCATTTTGCAATAAATAGAATTATAGACGTTGTTAAATCTAATAACTCATTACAAGAATCACTTTATTCATTAAAGAAAGACATCCGACGACTTGAATACCAGTTCATATTATCAAGACCTTCCCATAAAGAATGGTTTTTCAACCCGTCCCAAAAGAAGAATTATTATGAAGATTATGCATTCGCAATAACATATGATATTTTAAATAAAACAGAACAACGATTCATCACTGGGTACTCGTGCTACAATTACGAACCCTACATGTGGTTCTTGTAAAGATAAAAATATAAAATGCGAAGAGATTAAAAAAGATAGCCACTACGATTCAGAAAAAGAATCAGATAACCAACACGATTACTGGAGAGACTAATGTGTTTAATGTGTGTTGAAATTCAAAAAGGTTTAATTACCCCAAATGAGTTTGTTAAAAAAATTGACATGGTTTTAAAAGAAGACCCAAATCATGCAGAGGATTTAATAAATGCCCTCACTAAAACAGACTCAGAGTATCTCGAAAAATTGGACAAATATCTTACTGAAAAACTCATCAAAGATCTTGCTGATATTCTTACTGTTAAGTAGTGGTTGTGGACAGATTGAACATAAAAGACAAAATAACATAGACCCTGAGTTTTCAGAGCTGGTTGATCTATTTGAACAAGAACAGAATGAAGTTGTTGATATTGACATAACATTTAAAGATATCGATTACCCAACGGTCGGGCTGTGCTGGTCACAAATCTATTCCAACAAAGAAAAACAAGGCATTGAAATAGAAATTGATCCTGATTTTTGGTTTACTTCATCCGAAATGAAAAAAGAAGAATTACTCTTCCATGAGTTGGGGCATTGTATTTTAAATAGGGACCACGAAGATGAAATGTTATACCAAACAATTCCAAAAAGTGTAATGTACCCATATGTTTTTGAATGGGCATATGAAAGATATAGGAGCTATTATGTAGATGAGTTAAAAAATACAAATGTACTGTTGACTGATTATCTTAATTGATGTAGAACTAAAGTATAAGGAGTAAGTAAATATGAAAAGTGTAACTGTTTTAAATCGTGGTGGTGTTAGTTTTGAATCTTCTCGCAATGCATACCGAGGTTCGGTTAACGTTGGGGGTAAACGTCATCGTACTAAATACTATGCAACTCGAATTGGCGCTCGCCGAGCACTGACGAGTCTAATTAATTCATTGTCACTTTCAACAAGTTAAGGCGCATCGTTCTCTCCATCTTTTGCGCCCTGAGCACCGATACGTATCCTCCTCCGTGTCGGTGCTCATTTTTTTATATTATATGAAAATATCAATTGGTTATGTTAATGATAAGAATATCTGGAAAATTTTAGAAACAAACGTTGAAAACGGAATGACCGTTTATTCTGATGGAAAGGAGTATTATGTAGATGTTTTAAATGAACCAATTGTTTATAGATCTGAAGACGCTCAGTTTATTAGCATCCCTAGTGGAATGTATAAAATCAAAAATAATACAATTTATACGGTGGACGATGTTCAAACTTGGATCAGTCTATAAACACATTAATTGTCTAGATATTTGTTTTCGTGTTGATGAAATAAACCCCAAAGAAAATGGAGACATTGGTCTTAAGGGATTGTGGTTGAATCAACACTATGATATGTTGGTTATATGTGAAGATGTTATAGTTGTCACAGAAGATAGAATTAAACAATGGAAAGAAATCAACTGAGTGAGGATCAACCAAATGCAAAAAACACCTTGGGGAAATTTAGGATACATTACTTTTAAAAGAACCTACGCAAGAAAAATTAAAGAAAATTCTGAACAAACTGAAGAGTTTGAACAAACAATTGAACGTATTGTCAAAGCAACGAAAACACAACTCAAAGTCGGGTTCAGTGAGGCGGAAGAAAAAAGGCTTAAACAAATCCTAATTGGATTAAAGGGTAGTGTTGCAGGAAGATTTCTTTGGCAACTTGGTACTAAAACAGTAGACAAGTTGGGCCTAGCCTCTCTACAAAACTGCGCTGTAACATTGGTAAATGAACCCATTCGTCCGTTTACTTGGGCAATGGATATGCTAATGCTAGGCAGTGGCGTTGGATATAACATTCAACGTGAATACGTTTATGAATTACCTAAAGTAAAAAAAGTCAAGATAACTCGCCAAGACACAAAAGACGCAGACTTCATTGTCTCAGATACAAGAGAGGGTTGGGTTGAATTACTCGAACGAACTCTCAGGGCACATTTTATTACTGGTAATGGGTTTACATTCTCAACAATTTGTATTCGAGGAAAAGGAACTCCCATTCGAGGATTTGGTGGAGTAGCTTCTGGACCGGAAGAACTTTGCTGGGGAATTGAACAAATTAATAAATTGTTGAACGAACGAGCAAACAAAAAAGCAAGACCAATTGATTGTCTTGATATCATGAACATCATTGGTTACATTGTTGTTGCTGGTAACGTTCGTCGCTCTGCACAGATTGCTATTGGTGACATGGACGATTTGCAATTCCTAAACGCCAAGCGGTGGGACTTGGGAAATATTCCTAATTGGAGAGCAATGTCTAATAATTCTGTTGTTTGCAACGACATGAATTTATTACCAGACCAGTTTTGGCAAGGTTATTTGGGCAATGGTGAACCTTATGGATTGATTAATTTAAATCTTTCACGTTCGATTGGGCGCGTTGGAGAAACAGAATACCCAGATCCAGATGTAATTGGGTATAATCCATGCGCTGAACAGTCATTGGCGGATAAAGAAACTTGTTGTCTTGCTGAAATATTTCTACCAAACATCCAATCCGAAGATGAATTATTTGAGGTAGCAACATACCTTTATCGTATTAATAAACATTCTTTAGCTCTTTCTTGCCACCATCCAGAGACACAAGATATCGTGAATTACAATATGAGGATGGGTATCGGTATAACAGGTTACTTACAGGCAACGAAGGAACAGAGGAGTTGGTTACCAAACGTCTATAAAGACTTGCGTAAATATGATAAAGCTTACAGTGAGGATAAAGGATTTAACCCTTCCATTAAACTAACAACGGTTAAACCGAGTGGAACTTTGTCGTTGTTAGCAGGAGTAACCCCAGGAGTTCATCCGGGGTATTCACAACATTACATTAGACGTATTCGAATTGCTTCTAATTCTCCACTTGTAAATCTATGTAGGCAGAATGGTTATGAAGTCGAGTTTCAACGGAATTTTGACGGTACTACTGATACTAACACTGTTGTTGTATCTTTCCCTAGCTCTTTCCCTACCGGAACAGTTCTAGCAAAAGATGTAACAGCAATTGATCAACTAAACTACGTAAAAGAACTTCAAACTAATTGGAGTGATAATGCTGTTAGTTGCACAATCTATTACAAAAAAGAAGAACTTGATTCTATTAAACAGTGGCTAAAAGAAAATTATAATCACAATGTAAAAAGCGTTAGTTTTCTTTTACATAGTGAGCATGGATTTGATCAAGCCCCACTTGAAGAAATAACAAAAGAAAGATATAATGAATTGGTGAGTAAATGTAAACCAATTGAAAGTGTTGAAGTAAAAGAAAGTGATATACAAGACTCTTTCGAATGTGTTTCGGGAGTTTGTCCGATCAAATAAATTATCTTATGAAATTAGTGGTTACAAATGTCTAATAATAAATTTGAAATTAAAACATCAAATGGTACTTATGTTGTTACACTTAGTTTATCTTCTAGTTTAGAAGATAAAAAGGTAAATGTATTATACGATAACGGAGTAATAACTGGTTGGATATCAAACTTTTGGTGGGAAAACCCAGCGGAAGAAAACGATGAAAATGTAAATAAAGATGCTGAACCACCTAAACAGAAGCATTGTTGGCATGAATGGAAAGAATATGTTGGATTTACTGAACGTTATTGGTACTGTGAAAAATGTGATAATAAATCACAGGAGAATCCAAACAAATGTTTTTAAAACTAACAAAGCTAAGTGGTTCAAAAGTTAGAATTAATACTCAACATATTTCATACTATCATTTGTTTAATGGTGGAACTATAATTGTATTTCATGAAGGTAATCATCTTGAAGTTCAAGAAAATACTGAATTGATAGACAGGCTATTACAAGACTCTTACATTTCAATCAAAGAGGCATATGAAAATAGAATTGGCGAAATACCAAAACATCCGATCAACTATCAAGTCAATGATTCAGAACAACTTTAATCGTGACCACGTTGATCTTGTTGCTAATATGGCTGTCGCCTGCAACTGTCCTGTCATTGTATGTTGCTATTATTATGCTGAAAGTCTGGGACATATGCCAGAAGAAACTAAAAATCAAATAAATAACTTAATGGTTTTTTATAAGTATGATAGTATTGAAGGTATTGAAACATTGAGAGCGTGGAAATGAAAGAGTATTATTTGATTGTAAAGACTGACTTGTTATTTTTAGATCAACACAATTCACCTGTTTCACTACATACAACATATGAATCAGCTAAACAAAAAATTATTCACATGAAAGACTATGACGAAAAAAACGACATATCTCACAACGAATATAAAATACATCCAATGGAATTAGTAGAAGAACTCAATCAACTTCAAACAACATTAAATCTTTTATGATTAAAGAATATACATTTGAAATTAATGGCAATGCAACAACAGTATCATCGCCCGATTATTCAACTACTACAGTTGCATCAAGTGAAGCTAATAAAACATCAATAAAGATTCATCACCCAGAGCATTACAATAAAGGCATTGAATGTTGGGACTACATTGTATCTCACAACATGGGATTCCTTGAAGGTAACATCATTAAATATGTCACAAGATACAAACTTAAAAATGGTAGGGCTGATCTCTTGAAAGCTAAAGAATATCTTGATAAGTTACTAGAAGAAGTTAAGTAAGTTAATTGGGACGGCGTGGGAAGCTGTGTGCTGGCAAGACGAATATCCTTAAATGGCGTAAAGGCGACAGGCACTGGAGACACGCAAGACACAGAAGCTGCATTGAATGTACTGTTGAAACACCCACGTTAGGGGCTGCTCAATGCTGGCAGGGGTCGCGCCCTGCTCCCAATTTTATCCAATATGTTAAAGTAAGTTTAACTTACTGACTAGGAGTGTTATGACATTACCAGACGAAAGAACTAGAGCAATAGTCAAAGCTAGAAACTTTCTTTATGATTTAATTGACCCAAAGAAAACACCTCGTATCCCCAAAGCAGTTAGGGAAAGAGCGCGTCGTATTCTTAAACATTATCCTTGGGATTCTTATTTGGACATGACGGCAGAAGCTTTGCCTGATGTCTGGGGTAAAACAGATGATTGACATGGCTTGGGGTAGCCCATCATTCTTAGCACCATACTGGGCATCCAATCCTATTAATGTTGATAAAGTTAAGAAACCAATTAAATATGAAATTGGATCTAGACGAATCTTAAAAAGAAGAATAAAACAGTTACACAAAAAAGTTAGAAACGCCGATGTTAGGAATAAACATATTGTTGTTGGAGCCGGAGCTTCACAAATAATTTTAGCTCTACTACATGTGTTAAAAGAGTCAGCCGTTGGATTCGATAGCGCATATGCTCATCCTCCTCATTTCTCTAGATTCCCAGCATTTGCAAAGTACGCAACACTTGATTGGCGATTTGCGGATAAATCAATTCTAATTACATCCAATCCAAACAACCCCGATAATACAACAACAGATATATTGGATGCAGTTATAGTTGACGCATGTTACAACTGGCCCCAATACACAAGTGAAGTTAAAAAATATAATCACCCCATTGTAGTTTTTTCTCTGAGTAAAGCAACAGGTCACGCCAGCACGAGAATCGGTTGGGTTATTCTTAGAGATAAAGAACTAGCTAAAAAACTTGAACAACATATTGAAGTTACAACCGGGGGGTTATCGATTGATGCACAAGTTAAAGCTGAAAAAATTATAGAACACCAACTTCAATCATCTCATACTGTATTTGATTACGGTAAACACATCCTGGAAGAAAGATGGAAACTGTTAAAAAAACTTAACCGTGAGAATAAAACTTCATTTTCATTGGAGAATACTTCTGGAATGTTTTTGTGGGCCAAAGGAAAGTGTCCCGAAGATGTATTGCATATGAAGGGATCTAATTTTAAATCAACAGATGATTACTTTCGTTTGAATATTGGTTGCTCTCAAAAAAATTTTAATAAATTTATAGAATTATTGATCAATGGCTACGTTCAGGAACTCATGGTCAGCCCAGAGAGAAGGCCCCATTGATGAAAGGTTGCAGGTGCGCATACCTTGGTTGATAAAAAAACGGGCACACATTTGACAACACCTACCACAAACCGTATCATCTAGATATGAGTAGGCTATATCGTTTAAAGTTACACGATAAGACAATCAAATACCTCAATAAAATTAAAAGAGAATATGGTGTTAAAGTTTCTGTTGGAAAGATTCAGGACTTTAATATCAATGAATTTTTTGATGTTGATGGTGAACCTTTAAAAGCGAATGAAGCCGCTGGATATTATTTTACCACACGTGATGGGGTTGAGCATATTTATGTTGCAAACAAACAAGTATATAAAAAAGGTCATGATGCTATTGTCCTACATGAGATAGGACATCTACTATTAAATAGACACCGTTATTTAAAGTATAAAAGCCAGGAAGAATCTTTTGCAAATGGTTTTGCTCTAGCTAAAGCACAAGAACTTGGTATTTATATTGATCCAGACATGGTTATTGAAATGTGTAATTACTCAGATAATTACTATAAAAAAACAATTAAGAAAGTAAAACGTAAATGAAGAACAAACTTTCTCATAGCGCGTCCAATCAATTTATGGATTGCCCCACAAAGTGGAAGTACCACTATGTAGATAGGCTTCGCTCTAAAACACACCATGCTGCTCTTGCCTTTGGTTCTGCTGTAGACTCGGCTGTTACTACTCTACTTAAAGGTGGAGAAAAGAAACCAGAGGATATCTTTGCTTACTTCTGGCGCTTCCAAGATATTAACGGTAAGCAAACATATCTTCCAACCTGTACGCAAATTGTATAT